GCTACGCTCTTAGGCGGTGCCGTCACGAGCGAAACCGTCTGGCGCGTCTGCGCATCTCACGGCTCTTTGCCTCTGCCCGTATTCCTAGGGCATACGAGGGGGACACGTTTGCAGATTATACTGTCACGGCGACAAACAAGGACGCGGTCGATGCAGCACACATGATGGTCGCGGACGAGATCAAGGGGCTGTTTCTCCACGGTGAGAAAGGCACGGGCAAGACCAAGCTCGCGGCCATCATCGCCAACGAGCGGGCAAGGGCGGGAAGCCCCGTACTCTTTGCCTCTGTGCCTGACCTCATGGCAGACATTCGCGCATCGTTCGCGAGCGGCGGAACCTCGGAGGCGGTACAGACGGTGAAGAATACGCCGTTTCTTGTGCTGGACGATCTCGGCGCGGAGAAGATGACAGAGTGGGTGGGCGAACAGCTCTTTTGCATCGTCAACCACAGGTACAACGAGATGCTTCCGACCGTTGTCACCAGCAACTACAGCCCGACGCAGGTCATTGCACACATGGCGACGGTGGACGCGCGGGGCAAGGTGATTGACGATCTGCAGGGGCAGCGGATTATGTCGCGCATCTACGAGATGTGCGAGAGGGTGGAGATACGGGGCGCAGACTGGCGCATGAAAGGAGCGTGCTGAGATGGCACAGGAGATTGACATGACAAAGCCGCAGCCGTGCACGAAATTCGAGGATGCAGTAACAGTTAAGTGGGTCGCGAAGCTGTCGGAGGAGACGAACGAGGTCATTCAAGAGACGCCGGAGTATCGTACGTTATTTGAGAACGGATACAGCAGAGAATACCCTGATAGGGCAAAAGCGGCGAAAGATCGCATTGCGCTTGAACTCACGGACGTTATCCATGTGTGCGTCTCGTGGCTTAATGCGATGGGCTACGACGAGGATGAGCGCGGCGAACTGCATCGGCGCGTGAACGAGAAGAACAAGGAGCGCGGGTACTTCTGAGGAGGCGGTACGATGGAACAGGCGACAAATGCACAGATTGTATATGCACAAGACCTGTTGCGCGAACTCGGGTATGACCTTGAGGATTATCCGGTGGAGAATATGAGCAAACAGCAGGTATCGGAGCTGATCGATGAACTGAAGGATGAACTTTACGGGTGAGGAGGTGAAGAACATGGATGAGTATCATCCTTGCAAGAAGCCTGACCCGACAGCGCGGGAAGCAATCGGGAATGTGATGCGCCTCGTGCGTACGCAGCGGAAAAAGCCGAACAAGTACAACGCGCGGAAAACAACGGTGTGCGGGCGTACGTTTGACAGCAAGCGTGAGGCGGAGTGGTACATGATGCTCCGTGAGAAACAGCGGCTCGGGAAGATCAAGCACATTGAGTGTCAGCCGACGCATACCTTGCTTGAGGGGTTCCGGGACAATCAGGGGAAGCCGCAGAAGCCGATCTCTTACACGCCGGATTTCCTTGTTGAGTATGACGATGGTCGGCGCGAGGTGATCGAGGTCAAGGGCGTACGTACGCGGGACTACCTGCTGCGTAAGAAGCTGTTTCTACACATGATGCGGGACACGGATATTATCTTTCGGGAGGTGCGGTGATGAAATATTGCAGATACTGCTCCAACTGTATCACCTGCGAAGACTGTTATTACTGCGAGGCACGGGAAATAACACTTTCGTCCGAGCAGATACACCGTTCGACGACTTGCTCTGAATTTCACTTGTCCTTCACGGGTGATGTGGACACGGGGCGTAGATATCGACCAAAGAAGGAAAAGCCTGTTGTGAGCGATGTCGGGATATCGTTGTTTTAGGGAGGTGAGATGATGACATACAAGGTGGAGCGGAACAATGGCACGGGCGGATTCTGTTGCCATTTCGAACACAACGGGCACAAGTATTTTGCGGCGGTGCATGTGGTCGCACTGAGCGGCGGAACGGAGTGCATGATCTATCCCGAGGACACGCTGGACAAGATATACGGCAAATGGGATGTGCCGGTAACACCCGAGGGGCTGACCGCGTGCATCGAGGAGTTTTGCGAGGTAGGAGAAAAATGAAGATTGAACTGTATCATGATAATTTTCAGAATTACAAGCGGTACGTGATACCGTCGAAGGCGCAGCTTGTGATTGCGGATATCCCGTATAACCTTGGGCGCAACGCCTACGCATCTAACCCTGTGTGGTATGAGGGCGGTGACAACAAGAACGGGGAGAGCAAGAAGGCAAACGCGCAGTTCTTTCGGACGGACAACAATTTCAACATCGCCGAGTATTTCCATTTCTGCGCCCGTCTCCTGAAGAAAGAACCGAAGGAACGCAACGCCGCCCCTGCAATGATTGTGTTTTGCTCGTTCGAGCAGATGCCGATGGTCGCGGCGTACGGAAAGAAGCACGGCTTTAACAACTCATATCCGTTGTTTTTTATCAAGAGCACCTCGGCACAAGTGCTGAAAGCAAACATGCGCATCGTTGGTGCAACGGAGCACGCGCTTGTGCTCTATCGTGACAAGCTGCCAAAATTCCGCAACGACGGGCACATGGTACTCAACTGGATGGAGTGGAAACGGGATGATAAGAAGCTCTATCCGAAGATTCATCCGACGCAGAAGCCCGTGAATCTCCTAAAGCGTCTGATTGAAGTATTTACTGACCCAAGCGACGTGGTGATTGACCCTGTGGCGGGAAGTGGTACAACTCTGAGGGCATGTGCGGAACTCGGACGGACGTGTTACGGATTCGAGGTGGATAAGGATTTTTACAAGGCGGCAAAAGAGCGGATGCTTGTTTTCCCTGAGATCGAGGAACAGCGGTTGTTTGCGTAGGAAATAACACCTACAATTACAAAAATTCGGTTGAAGACACTGCATATCGTCCAAAAAGTGGGATATGTGACACTTATCTACGTGAAAAACGAGATGAAGGAGTGGAGATCGTGAGTAAGATATATCGTTATATCCATTTTCGGGATGATGGGTATAGTAAAGGATTCGAGAGTGTTGAGGCAGCTCTTGCAGATGCGAGAGAGCGTTATTCGGCGGAAGAGAAGGTGTATATCGGTGAAGACGAAGAGTATGTACCTGCTGTCTGGTATGACCGTGTTATAAAAAATCTGCAATGCGCGGTAGATATTGCGTGTACCGGCTACTACGGGGAATATGACGAGGTCGTTCCGGATGAAGCACGAGAGTCTTTGTATGACGCACTGACAGATGAGCTTGTGAAATGGGCTAAGGAGCATGGGATAACAAGCTGGATTGATGTTCCGACAGGAAAAAAAGACGTTCTCTATGATCTGAAAACAGGAAGGCCCGTAGATGTGCAGAGGCTATTTCGAGATCGGCTGAGGAATGCTCTTTTGGAGCGAAGCATAGAACGGGGAGCGTGATAAGCGTGTTACTGAAAATCATAGCACTGGTTATATCGTTGGCGATCGGATACGTATGGTTTATGGGATGCAACAATGCTGCGCTATGCGATAGTGTCTTTCTGTATATGACTACCTATGCTGATTTGGGAATGTTCCTGGTTATGGAGTTTATGTGTGTAACGATTGGACAATTGATTATTGAGCTTGTAGCGACTGAGAAATGGCGATAAACAAGAAGTTGCGTATAACCGCTCCTTTGGTGCATAGACAGGAGGAAAAAGAGTGAGAGAGTACGGCGACTATATCAGGGAGACAAAGCGGCTCTTGCAGAACTATGCAAAGATGAAGATCGCCGTCACGAATCTCACAGAGGAGATTGAGGCGCAGGAGATGATCTTGCGTGACGAATCCATATCCTCTATCCAGTATGGGGATGATCGCATCAGTGGAGGCACAAGAGAGCTGACGAGTACGGAGGCGGCAGCAGCACGGCGTATTAAACTAGAGGGGCATATTGCTGATATGCGGATCCGTAGAGACGAGATGGAGCGTACAATTCGGGCGATTGACCGGGCGTTTGAATCGCTTGATGACGCAGATGTGGAGCTGTTACGGGGGAGGTATATGCAGGGACTGTCGTGGATAGAGATCGCGGATGCTCTGAACTATACGGAGAAGTGGGCGCAGGAGAAAGGCGGGAAGGTGCTACGGGATGTTGCGCTAATGTTGTTTGGGGTGGAAGTGAGACCGGTGCAGTTGAAGTTTTTGTTTTGAGAATAGGTTGGAGTCTGATATACTGTAAAATGGATTTTAACGGTAGGGGGCGCATGTATGGATTTTAATATATTCATGACGGTTATAGCAACTATCATAGGCGCAATTATTGCAGGCGTTGGGTCATATAAAGGCGGAATAGCGGAGGCTAAAAGAAGCCATGAACTTTTACGACAAGAAAAGGATATGGAAAGAAAAGAGATTTACAGAGAAAATAGAGCCATGTTATCCGCATATATTGCTGTCGCGAAGCGATCTTTAGACCGAGCATATCATGACTTAAAGGGTGCTGGTTTACAGGAAGTTCATATAGAAAAGCATCTAGGAGCAACTATTATTGATCATGATTGGATTAGATATTTAGAAAAATCAGGGCTAGATGTTGATGATGTAATCATAGTTAAGCAATGGTTTTACGATATAGGAGCAATAAGCGCGTATTGCAGACAGCAAGGGTATGATTTTGGGCCTTTAAAGGATCAAATTTATCGAGTATTAAATAATGAAGATATGAATTCTGTGATAAAGCGTCTATAGCTTGTGGATAACTCGATCATCTCCTCAACGGTATTTTTAACCGACTTTTTGTTCCCTTTTACTTCCTTTTTTCTCTGCGAAAATGTGATATGATAGTAGAGTAGGAAAACCGAACACAAGGGCATCGCTTGCGCGGTGTCCTTTTTGCATGGGTGAATAAAGGCAGGTGGTGAGCGTGTAGCATGGCGAAAGGGCATGAGAATCTAATCCCGGCATCGCAGCGAAGCAAGGAAGAAGCTAGGGGGAACGGAAGAAAGGGCGGCATCGAGAGCGGCAAGTCGCGACGCCGTAAGAAAGCGCTGCACACGGCGCTCAAGGAGGCGATATCGCTCACACTGAAAGACCTCCATCCGGATCTTAAGAACGGGATCATGCGTGCCGCCAAAATCAGGGACGACGGACTCACGATCGGCGATGCGATTCTCGGCAGCATCGTCCGGAGTGCGTGTGCCGGCGATCCCAAAATGATGAAGATCCTACTGGACACCATCGGCGAGAGCGCTGACATCCGTCTCCACGAGCGCGAAGTCAAGTTGAAAGAGAAAACCCTTGACAAGGATCGGACGGAGAGAGCGTCGCCGATCACGTTTGTATTCGAGAGAGGTGATGCGGATGAGTGAGCGGGTTGTCAATGTTGCGGAGCTGATAGCACCGAGCTTTGATAATTTGTTCTACGATGTGCAGGAGCATCGTTATACGCACTATTGGCTTGCAGGCGGGCGCGGATCCACAAAGTCGAGCTTTGCATCGCTCTCTATCCTGCTCGGTCTCCTGCAGAATCCGCTTTGTCATGTGGTCGTGCTGCGCAAGGTCGCAAACACGCTGCGCAACAGTGTCTATAATCAAGTGGACTGGGCGATCAACGCGCTGGGCTTATCTGATGCTTTCGCGGCACGGGTAAGCCCTTTGTCGTTCGAGCACAGAGCTACGGGGCAGAAAATCCTCTTCCTCGGTGTGGACGACCGAAATAAGGTCAAGTCACTCAAGCTGCCGTTCGGTTACGTTGGTGTCGTTTGGCTGGAAGAGCTTGACCAGTTCACAGGTATGGAGGAGATACGAAGCCTCCTGCAGTCACTTTTGCGCGGCGGCGAGCGATACTGGGTGTTTTACTCGTACAACCCACCGAAGAGCCGTAACAACTGGGCCAACGAAGAAGCGCTGTTCGACCGCGACGATCGTGTTGTACACCGTTCGACGTATCTGGATGTGCCGCAGGCGTGGCTCGGAGAGCAGTTCACCACGGAGGCGGAGCGCCTCCGCGAGAAGAACGAAACGCTCTATCGGCACGAATATCTCGGCGAGGTCACAGGCACAGGCGGCGGGGTATTCGATAACGTCGAGGATGTGGAGCTGAGTGATGCGGATGTGGCGATGTTCGACCGCCGTTACTTTGGACTTGACTTCGGCTTTGCCATTGACCCGCTGGCTTTTGTGGCGATGCATTATGACGCCAAACACGAGGATTTATACATCTTCGACGAGATATACGAGCAGCGGCTGAGCAATGCACAGGCGGCGCGCAAGATTTCGCCACGCCTCTATGGGCACCACCTGACCGCGGATTCTGCAGAGCCGAAAAGCATCGCAGAGCTGCGCTGCCTTGGTCTCAATGTGCAGGCGGCACGCAAGGGACCTGATTCCGTTGCATACGGGATTCACTGGCTGCAGGGGCGCAGACGTATCTACATTGACAAGCGCCGCGCGCCGAACACTTACCGTGAATTTATCGGCTATGAATACGAACGCAACCGGGACGGGCAATTCATCAGCGCATATCCCGACAAGGACAATCACGCGATTGATGCGGTGCGCTATGGTACGGAGACGCTTGCTGCGGGTGAGCGTATCAAGGCGCGCCGTGCAAATATCTACTGAGGAGGGACACGATTGGACATCAACGCAATGGCAGAGACGTATACGCTCCTGCGCGATGCGTACTATGGCGACGGACAGTTTAAGGACGGTGGGGCGCTTGTCCGGCATGCCCGTGAGAGTGAGACAAACTATACCAAGCGTCGAAAGCTCGCGTATTATCTCAACTACACGGGCCCGATCGTCAACGCATCTGTGGATCCGATCTTTCGCAACGAGATCAAGCGCGAGTACACGGATACGGCAAAATTCAAGGTGTTTCTGGACGATGCTGACCGCACGGGGGCAGACCTCCAGAACTACATCCGCCGCCTTGCTGTCATGGCAAAGCTCTACGGCGTTGCCTACATCATCGTCAACAACGAGCCGGAAATCGGTGAGACCGTGCAGGACAGCCTCAATAAGCGGGCGTTGCCGTACCTTGTCCACGTCCTGCCGAGCGAGGTCACGCATTGGCGCTTTGACGAGCACGGCAGAATGGTCGAGTTCGGATATAAGAGCACCGTCAAGGACTCGGAGGATAAGATGCGCACGCGCTACTACACATGGACGGAAACGTCGTGGGCCGTTGCGGACGAAAACAAGCAGATTATCCGGCAGGGGGAGCACGGCCTTGGGCGTCTCCCGGTCGTGCAGTGGTTTGGGCGCAGTAATGACCCGATGGAGGCGCTGCCGCCGCCCGAATTTCTCTCGGTGGCACAGACGAATTATTACGTCTATCAGCTGTGCAGTTGGCATACGCAGATACTGCAGAATCAGACATTCAGCATCCTTGTTATGCCAGACAACGGCGCAACTGATATCACAATCGGCACGAACAACGTGCTCACCTATCCGCCGGAGAGTCAGCATCCGCCGAGTTACATATCGCCGGATGCGGCTCCTGCGCAGGTGCTGACTGATCAGATCGACCGACTCATCGGGGAGATGTACCGCATGAGCGGCATCGATTCGGTCATCGGTGTGCAGACGGCGAAGTCCGGTGTCGCGCGTCAGTGGGACTTCGAGCGAACGAATCAGCGACTCGTCGATTTTGCGATCCAGTGCGAAGAGGCGGAGAAAGCCATCGTCGCACTCTACGAGGCGTGGACAGGCGAGGCGATCGGCTACATCTGCGAATATCCGCGTGACTTCAAGATTTCTGATGTTGCAGATGGACTTGCACAGGCACAGGCGGCGCTTGACCTTGGGCTTGACAGCAAGACATATCAAGTCGAGGTTGCACGCAAAGTCCTTGAAGCGTATCTGCCGAATCTTGAGCCCGTGACATACGATGCGATTATCAGTGAGATCGAGGCAGCGGCCGCTGTCATAGAGCAGGAAAAGACCTACGGAGACGAGGACGATGAAACAGACAGCGACGCGGATGGAGATAGACACATTTGAGCGACGCATCCGCGAGCTGATCGCGGAGGGCTACGCTGTGCCGTTCGCGGTGCGGCAAGCATATCGCGAGTATCCGGTCATGCGCGTACTGTTTGGCGAGTTGATCGATCAAATACGTGCAGAGGCGGAGCGCGGATATGGCGAGGCACTGCCGCAGGGCATCACAGACAGGCTCTTTACACATTCGTGGACGCCCGATAATCTAACGCTTTCGAAGCGCACGACGCGCGGAGGATTCCTGGTGCGGGAGTTGGTCGCCCGGACGATCTCGGAGCAGATCAAAAAGAGTGCCACATACCGACAGGCGAGCCTTGCAATATTCGACGGGTATCAAGAGGCGGGCATCATCCCGGCACAGTCCCTGCCGAAATTCCTGCGGGAGATGACGCAGATTGCGCGGCGTATGAATATCCCGCACGGCGAGATGCTGGCTATGCTAAAACCCATCCGTCGACAGGTTGCAAAGGGGACAACCGCTGGCATGCGTGCAGCATATTCGCAACTCGTCGATGCGCTCGAAGATCAAAACGAAAAGGCGCTGAATAAAGCGATATATGCTGCCACGCAGGAGCGGACGCGCTACTTTGCGGATCGCATCGCGCGGACGGAGATGGCGCGGGCGTACCAAGACGGGTTTTTGCTCAAGTGGGACAATAACGATGACTGCGTCGCCTACCAGTGGAAGCTGTCGGGACGGCATCCGCGTTATGACATCTGCGATCTGTATGCAAAGGCGAATCTCTACGGCATGGGGCCGGGGATATTTCCGAAGGACAAAGTGCCGCGTTTGCCCGCGCATCCGCATTGTATGTGCTTCCTGAAGCCCGTTATCCGCGGGACGATCGACAACGAAATGCCGATTGACCGTGTCGAAGAGGGCGGCAGGGAGTATCTTGACAGCGTCAGCCTGCATCATCGGCAGATGCTCCTTGGCATATATGGGGAGAAGGCCGTGCGGGCAGGTGACAGCTGGACAGCAAAGGCGCGGGGGTACAGCGGCGCAAAGCTGAAAGGGCGGCTTGAAAATATCCCAGAATCCTTGAAATCCTTCCTGCACGATGGTAAAATAAACATAGAGGACTTTGCGCGGCGCTTGCCAGGAGAAACAGCGGAAGCCCATGAACAGCGAGTATGGGACTTTATTCGCTCTCCGTTTTGTACGAAAGAGTTTACAACACGGCAAGAGCTGCATACCAAGTCAAGTAAGCTGTACCAGGAGGGGAGGAGCTATTACGAGGAGCTTATCCCTTTGCCGCAAATTGTTGAGGCCATGCATCAGGGGGCTCTTGGCAAAACAAGGCAGGGAGATTGGAATAAAAAGGTACTAATCGAGCACAAAGGGCTGATAGGTCACGTCCTTGTCGGTGGCACCGAGTTGCTGACCGAGCAATCGACCGTACACGTTGGCAATAAGGGGATACATTGTGTTCCGAGGAGGGGAGAGATATGAGTTTGACTATGGACGGACTGCATAAGGAGTATGGGGCTTTGGGCGGGCAGGTCTTGCAGGTCGTTGACACTGATGGCAAGATATATCAAGGCATCTGTGTTGATGAGGAGTTTATTCCAAACTGCGACACGCTCGCCGAGGAATCGGTCACGATTAAAAATGAGTCCGGGGAATGTATAGAGCTTCTTTTATCAGAGATTGAGAAGATCAACGTTCGCTAAAACCGCTTACAGACAATGTAGGCGGTTTTTTCATGCCCTCCGTGCTTGACGGCAGGGCATTTTTTATGCGCGGGGTTGAGACCCGTAATACTATTTTGCACAGGAGGCAAGAACATGGAACTCAAAGAGGTATATGCGGCACTGGAGGCTGCAGAGAACGGCGCGGCGATGGTGGAGACCATCAAAAGCGAGCTGGCGGGCGTTCGGAAGGAGGCGGCAGACGCACGCATCGCCAAGAACAAGGCAGAGGAGGCGCTGACTGCGCTCAAGACGGAGCATGGGGCGCTTGCAGAGAAGCACAAGGAGTTGGAGACGCAGCTCGGCGCCGCTCGGGAGGAGGGCGCAGGTGCACAGACCGAAATGCAGAAACTGCAGGGGCAGATCGCAGATCTTGCTAAAAAGTATGAGGCCGCCGAGACGGCACGCAAAACCGCTGAGGAAAAGCGCGTACAGGCGGACATCATGGCGCAGACGGTTGATGCTCTCACAAAGGCGAATGCCGTTGACCCGCAGGAGTTTGCAAAATTGGTCGTTCCGAACATCAAGGTCGCCGAGGACGGTGCATACTGCTATACCAAGGCAGACGGTACGCAGGGAAGCATTGCGGACTGCGCTGCAGAATGGCTCGACGGGAAAGCGTGGGCGATTAAAGATATGCAGAGGCGCGGCAGCGGTGACGGCAGGTCACAGGATAATGGAGCAGGCGGAACGCTGGAAGAGCAGATTGCCGCCTCGCTCGGAGGTTAAACAGAAAGAGGTAATAACACATGGCAATCAATACGCTTGAGATGGCGAAACTCTATCAGAAAAAGCTCGATGAGCGGATGATCGTGGATGCTACATCCGGCTGGATGGAGGCGAACGCTACAAACGTACAGTATGACGGCGGCGATACCGTTCGCATGCCGTCCATCTCCACGTCCGGACTCGCGGATTACAGCCGCGACAACGGTTTCAATCGCGGCGCGGTGACGCTCTCCTACAAGGACTACACGCTCACCAAGGACCGTGGCCGCACGTTCCATCTCGATGCGATGGACGTCAACGAGAGCAACTTCATCGCGACGGCTGGTGCTGTCATGGGCGAGTTCCAGAGAACGCAGGTCGCGACGGAGATTGACGCCTACCGCTACTCGCGCATTGCGGCTCTCGCCAAGGGCGCATCGCATGAGTCGGCGGCATTTACGCCGAGCAAAGACAACATTCTCGGCAAGCTCGATGAGGAGATTGCTAAAATCCACGA